CACTCTACCGGCTGCTTTGTCCCACTTGAGGCACTCTAGCGCAGCCTCTTCCCAGTTCTTCTCGTTGATCCTCTTCCTGAAGGTACTGATCCGAAGGTTACCCAGTCCACAGTTGTAGGCCCATGACAGCACAGCAGCCTGTCGCCTGGGTGACTCATCCTTCAGACCGGGGCAGAGCTTCATAACACCCACATAGAAGTACTCCATGTGCTCGTCTAAGCCCTTCTCGCACTGCTCCATAGTCCAGATTGTGTCTGGATTGATGTCAGGGCCAGTAGAGCCATAGCCGATAGTCCAAGGGTGTCCACCTGTGCCCGGATCAGGATACGCTTTGACTCTACCGTCAGGCAGAACCTTAGCGCATCCTTCAAAGGGCTTGACTAGAACATTCTTACATAGTTCAATTGCGGGGTTCATACAAATGAGTTTCGCTTAGAACAGTTTTCGCTTGCTGTAATGACTTGAAGATTCCAAGGCACATGAAGACCACATACGGTCTTCCCTTGCAGCGGGACAATATGATCGACATGCCACTTTATTTCTGTGGCTTTTGTTCTTACCGCTGATAGATGATATGCTTCTTGAATCATCCATCGCTCGTCTTCAGAAAGCCATTTAGGACAGGCGTTAAGTTTTCTGGTGTGTCGAAGCATACAATTAGCATTGTGCTTTTCTTTATTTTTCTCTTTCCATTCTTTGCTCTTTAACTTAGCAGGTTCTGGATTTAGAAGATACTTTTGACGAGATTTTTCTGAGATTTTATCTTTATTGTTTAGATAATATTCTCTTTTTCTTTCTACCAACTGTTCTCGTTTTCTAGCACGATACTGCCTGTCCCATTCTGCTTTTGCCTGTTTCTTTTCTTCTTCTGTAAAATATTTCTTTTTCACAGTTTAGACTCTCGTTTTTCGATGCTGCGACCAACAAAGAAAAATGACAAGATCATCATAAGCATACTAAAATCATCTGCCGTCCAAATTTCATCAATAAGCTGACTTGCAGGAATTCCGCTATTGACTGCGTATGACACAGTAATGATTTTTACAGCCGTATACAGTCCAAACATCAGCCAAGTGATTCCAGGTCGAACCAACGCTGAAATACTGGCAACCCACTTGTATGCTTTACTGTCTGCCTCTGCTTGTTGCTTAAAAGCCTCACCAATGGCGTCTATCTGATGAATGCTATGGTCTACATAACGCTCTTCCATGCGGTACTCACCCCGCATCTTCTCTAGGTCAGTCTGAAGAGAAAACATCTTCAGTTCGTGGCTTCGTTCATCTTTGCGGTCAAGCCACTTCAGTACCTCCGGGGCCAGCCGGAACAGGCCACCGAAGATACTACCTAGAAGACCGCCTCCTAGCATTTCAAACATTACTGCTCTCCTAACGCTTGGGCCATGCTTGGGACAAGGAATGCACTGGTAAAGGCTTGACGAGTACGCTCATCCATGCCAGAAACCATGCTCTTGACAAACTCAGTCATCTTGCTAGGCGGAATGTTCTTAGTCATAAACTCTGCCATAGCAGGAGGATCAAGCATAAGCTGTGACATCTTCCGATTAAACTCGCCTTTGTTTCCACGCTGAAGCGCATCCAGTGCATTGTTCATCACCGTAAACGTAGCAGACAGAAACTGAGGCAATCGTGCGCCTTCCTGAACTTCAGGGGCTGCTCCAGCACCCTTAGCACGCTCTTCTGCACGGGCCTTACGAAGAAGATCAGCACGAACAGAATTAATGGTTGACATCTCGGTAGGAGTCATCAACTGATTAAGACGCTCATACCGAGGAATGTCAGTACCGGCACGCTTAATGGTTCTAGTAGCGTTATTGACAGCATCAGCAAAAACACCCGCTGCTTCAGCGTCGAGTTTCGTCTTCAAACTGTCAGCCAGTTCTTGTCCCACACGCATACGATCAACCTTACGGCTGTAGTTAGCGTAGGTATTCAAGTACTTGCTCCACAGACCATCAGAAGACCTATCAAAAGCGGAATCAATAAACTTCTTGATATTTCCAGCAACCGCAGCTTCTTGCTTCTCTAATCCGCCTTGTAACGGTGCCTTGCCAACCTTATTCAAAGCTGCAATAATGTCTCGATTCAATTCTTTACGAATGTTCTCGTACATATCACGACTGCTTACGATGCCGTTTTCGTCTGCTTTAGAACGAATCTTATCAGAAGTTTCCCGCAGAATCTGTTTTACAACATCGTTATTAGAGCCACGAGCAGCAGATTCCATTTGGTCAATCAAGTCCTGTGCCCGTAACGGATAAAAACCGTTTTGCTCAAGACTATCTTTCTGAAGCATCTTCATTTTTGCTTCTGCTCGTTTCTGTGCCGCTACATCCTTATAGGCAGCAGTTCCTTGACGAGCTTCAGCAGCAATGTCTCCAGCAGTCAAAAACCCAGGCCGTCCTTGAGCAGCCACAGCCGCCTGCTGTCGTGCAGCCATTCCAATCATCCCGGAAGTCTGCTCTGCTGCTGCAATACCACTAAACTTGTCTGAAATATCTTTCTCAAGTTTACCAATAATATCACCAGCAACATCGGTCTGCCTCAAGGCATCTTCACGCATCCTGGCAGTCTCACGATCACGACGAGCTAATATAGCCTTGCGTTGCTCAGGAGTACCTGCGATATTGGTAATTGCACGCTCACGGGCTGCTTGTTGTTCAGCCTCGCGCTTTGCAAAGGCTGACTGAGGCCCACCGAACTGTGACTTTACCTTTTGCTGCAATGCCATAAGTTCGGCAGCAGAAGGAATATCAGAAATAGCTTCAGCAGCAGTCGGACGAGAACCGGTTACAATTTCCTTAGAGTCTTGGAGAGCCTTAATGACAGCATCACGCTCAGGGCCAGCAAGACTGTTTAAATACTCCTGTACGGCACGATCACGCCCTGCTCCAGTAAGGCCACGAGAAACTTTTGCTAGCTTCTCTACGCCCTTAACACCGACTTCAAAGCCTGTGCCAAGAATACCACCAACAGCGGCCTGGAGTGCTTTGTTGGTAGCAAACTCTCCTCCGGTCATGTCACCGGCACCCTCAACACCCTGGATCAAGCCCTGCTGTGCGCCGATAGCGGCAGCACTTGTTACGGGCCTTCCAGAGACACCAAGGGCCAGTTTGTTGAACGGGGACAAAACAGCACCAGTAAAACCAGCAACATCTAGCCCATCTGGCTTAGTTGCTTGTGCTACAACATCAATAGCCCTGTTAACAGCCTGTGACTGACCACCAGTGGCTAATTGAGCAAGACCAAGAGCAGGATCAACAACAGCACCACGGATAAGACGGGCAGGCATGCTCTTGAGCAGTTCCTCGGTGATAATTTGACTATCAGGCCGATTCCATCTATTAGACGGTGCTTCTTGCTGAGTCTTTGGAGCCTGTGCAGGTGCCGTCTGTGCAGCCAAGGCTTCTAAGTCTTCGGTTGTAAGTTCTCTGTCAGAGTTAAAAACAACACCGTTGATGGTATACTTTGGCATATTAACCCTCTACTGTAACAACTGCTCCTGAAGGCAGTGTGATGGTTCTCTTTCCTCCGGCAGCAGGCTGTCGAGGAGTAGGAGCAGGAGTGCCTGGAATTGCCTTAGAAGTTCCGAAACTTTCGTTGAAATCTTCGATAGTCAACTCGGCAGATTTACGGGTACGTTCAATAACAGAACGCAGTTCGGTCAAAGCACTTTTAACAGTCTTATTATCGTTCTTGGCTAAAGCATCAACAACCTGATCCCGCGCACGTTGTGCGTCACCTTCAGTCTGTGTGCCCTTAGCCTGCAACAACAAGGCATTAGCAGCACCTAAAACAAAGCGATTGAAATCTTGCTTGTTTACATCAGTAGCGCGAGCGACACCAGCAGCCACGCGACCAGAAGACGCCAGATTGCCGAAGAAACTGAAAGACAGATCGCCGTCTTCAATCATCTGGACATACTTATCAATTTGGTCAATTGTGCCCTGCGTCTGAATAACAGTGTCACGGGCTACTGCAAGACGGTTACGATCTGTAGCCGTCGGGAGTGGTAGTTTTGTCTTTTCGCCACTTTGGCGCATACTGGCAAGTTCACGACGAAGATCAGCATCTCTTTGCTGCATACGCTCCTCAAATGCCCTCCGTTCACGCTTCAGTTCAGCATCTGCGTCTAATTTTGCTTTTGCTGTTTGAGAAGTTTCAATACTCCTGATGATCGTGTCTGGATTACCGAATCTACGAGCAACACGTAAGAAATCTTCATTAGTTGCTGTTTCAGGCAAGGCAGCTAATTGATCGCGAAGTTCCTCGTCTTGTGAAACTTTACGCTCAGAAGCAGCAGTCCTCGCACGAATCTCTTGCTCACCTGCCACGGCTTTGGCTTGCTCTGCGCGAGTCTTGCCAAGGACAGCTTGTTGTTGCATCATCTGCTGTGCCTGCATCGCAGCCTGCTGTGCAGCCTGAGGATTTACCTGCCGCAGAGCATTAGCATACTGCATCATGCCTTCAGCAGTCGTGGTATCGAACTGCTGTGCAAGACGACGCAACTGTGAAGCCTGCTCAAGCATCGGATCACGGACACCTAGGGCACGAGCAGCTTGAGTGATGCCGCCGTAGATACCAGAAGAAATACGCTGTTGTGGGTTGAGGTTAGCAAACTGTAAGGCACGCTGTCGATCAACTTCAGCTTGGGCCTGTTCAGGACTCATTCCTTGGTTCAGTAAACCAAGAAAAGGATTACCCATCATTCCATCAGCCATCATTAACCTCCAAACAGTTTCTTAATAAGCTGGGCAACTGGATCGGCCAAAGCACCGACAACAGCCGTATTACGATTCAGGTTCATCTGATTCGCAGCAGATTGCCCCTGTGCTTGTGCGGCAGCGGCAGCAGCGGCGGCAGCAGATGCAGGTGATCCTAAGTTGATACCTAGATTAATAGGTTGCTGTCCAGCTTGCTCAACACCCGTAGCCTGTTGGAAGCCGGTGCTGAACGGAGCCAGTGCAGCCTGTTGAGCACCATAACCACCCTGCTGAAGATTCAGAGCACCACCAAGCAAGCCTTGACCGAATTGCACCTGTTGCTGACCGGCTTGAGTGGCCTGAGCAGCCAACTGAGCGTTACGCTGCTGCTGTGCGTTGTAGAAGGCTTCCATAGCCGGATTAGCAGCACGCAGACCAGGAGCACCCATCGGAGTAGCTCCAGTAGCACCCATCGCTAGACCACCAGTGCCACGACGGAACTGTTGCGTCTGCAACTGTGCCAGAGCACGCTCATCCTGAGGAGCCAACAGTTCTTGCTGTTGAGCCATAAACCGCTGTGCAGCAGCCTGCGGAGACTCGGCAACATACTGCTGACCTAAGCCAAACAAGCCTTGAGCAGCTTGGTTGACCTGCTGTTGCATGGCTTGCTGCTGTTGTGCCTGTTGCAGTGCTCCGCCGGAGATGCCCAGCAGAGCTTCACGCATAGCAGCCACATCAGGAGCGACTTGGTAGCCAGCGCCAATCAGGCGACCATCAGGGCCATACTGGAAACCACTACGACCAAAGCGAGTGGTGACACCCACAGGACGGAACTGCGAAGCCTGTGCCTGTTGTGCAGCAATCTGCTGTGCAGTGTTAGCAGCTTGGTTAGATGCATACACATTACCAGCAGTACCTAACAATCCTCCAACAAGACCAGCTAAGTCAAAGTTACTGGTAGGGGCACCACCAGCAGCATTGAAACCAGTCTGCATTGCAGCAGGAACAGTAGAGCCAAACGACTGTCCTGAGAAAAGGCTATTGTTAACTAAAGCCATTAGTAGGTACCTCCATCAACGGTACCATTGAACGTACCAGACAATGTTAGATTAGCCATCGTTGTGGTTCCCGTATGCGTTCCATTGTTAGCGTCAGGCTTAGAGGAAACGGCAGAGGCAATGTTATTGTACTCTGTGTCGATTTCCGTGCCCTTG